CAATGCAACCGTAACTGGTCTTGCCTTGGGGGAACTGTTCCTTGACCTTCGCCAAAATTTCGGTGTTGGTGAGGTTGGTGGTGGAAATGAGATTCCGTGCAAATTTTCCGATGGACATTTGAGTCTTCCTTTTAGAACTACTGAGGGAATTCTCAGCAGTTGAAAAGATTATACAGTGAATTTCGTTCTTTGTACAATCCTTTTTTGCAACACTTTGTAACTAACCTGCACTCTCCTTCTGTTTCACTCAACAAATACATTATACATCGAAAAGATGTAACTGTGTGTTTTATTATGTAATAAAGAGTAACGTTGCCATTCGTTGCGCTTTGTTACCTTTCGTTACACCATGTGGTCATTACATCTTGTTACGCTAGTTAGTGCTTACTTACATAGTGCATAGTACGTAAGTGAGCGCTCACTAGCGTAACAAGATGTAACTGAGATGTAACTCGTTACAATTTGCCGCGTTACCTTTCGTTACGCGGTTCGTTACCTTTCGTTGCGTTGCGCAACGTGCTTGGTTCGTTGCGCTTTGTTGCGTCCCGCGATGCGGGTTGGAACCGGAAACGGAAGTGGCAGCCGGGCCCTGCCTGTTGGTGGGCTAGTCGCTCATAGCCGCAATGCCCAAATCCCGACCTAGTTCGAGTATCGCACTACGTACTACGTACATCGCCCGATCCACAGGTCATCTCCCCCACCATACACACACTTTTCTATAATCTAAGATACCAATATACACCACTAAAATATATTTTCTGCCATGGCGCGCACGAGGATCGGCACTGTCGTATAATGGGGAATCATGAGCCTAATCCCTCAGCCCAAACCATATCAGACCATGAGGGATAGCGACCTCGACGGTCCTGTCTCCCCCCGCCGTGTCACGAGACAGCTACGCGAAGTGTTTCGTGAGGCGTTCGACCAGCTCGGTGGTGCTGAGTGGCTCGTCACGTTCGCCACCGCGAACGACCAGAACGCCCGAGTCTTCGTCTCCGCCATCTCTAAGCTTCTCCCCGCTACTGTCGGTGATGGGAAGAACGAGAAGGTCATCATTGACATACCATGGCTCACGCGCGAGCGCCTCGCGTACAAGGATTCGAAGACGGAAGAACCGGTTCCGGAAGACGCTGTCATCCTGCTCCCCGTTGAAAGTCAAGAATGACCCAGATACAAGATCCTTGGAAGCATCGCCATGAGAACATGCGTTGCAAAACATGCATGTGGTTCAATCCGAAGGTAACACCGGAGCAAGCCGCATACAACATCGGGCGTTGCCGCCGTCACTCCCCCACAATGGGCGGTTATCCTGTGGTCTTCGTGAATGACTGGTGCGGTGATCATCGTCTCGATGAAACCAGGGTGCAGGTCCAGTTGCAGAAGTAATGACCCTCTCGTACGTACCGCGTGCGGCGTTCGTTCCGCTACATAATCGGAAGCAGCGCTGGGCAGCAGCGGTAACACATCGTCGTGCGGGCAAGACAGTTGCATTAGCGAACGACCTGATCTTCGGTACGCTCGAGTGCCAACTGCATCGCCCTCAGCTGGCTTATCTTGGCCCCACATACGCGCAAGCGAAAAAGGTTGCTTGGCAGTATCTAAAGGACTACTCTACTCCGTATCTGGCGAAGCCGCCTGGTGAAGCGGAACTGAAACTCACACTCAAGAACGACGGCACGATCTATGTCCTAGGCGCGGACAACGCTGACAGTCTGCGCGGCATGTATCTGGATGGTGTGGTGCTCGATGAGTACGCCATGTACAAGCCATCAGTCTTCTCACAAGTCATACGTCCAGCTTTGAGCGATCGCAATGGCTGGGCGGTGTTCATCTCGACGCCTCGTGGCAAGAACTTGTTTCACAAGGTGATTCAACAAGCCCTGACGAATCCCAAAGAGTGGTTCCACATGGAGCTACGCGCAGACGATTCGTGTATCTTACCGCCCGAAGAGCTCGAAGCGCTCCGGAAGGATATGGACCCGGAAGAGTTCGCGCAAGAATACTTGTGCTCGTTCGACTCCGCCTTGAAGGGCGCGATATACGCGGACGAAGTAAACGAGATGTTCCTGAGAGGTCGTGTGACTACAGGAATCTACTCTCCAGGGCACGTTGTACATTGTGTGTTCGACTTGGGGATAACTGATGCCACAGTCTGTATTTGGTTTCAGGTTATCAATGGTGAGGTGCGAATTGTTGCTTGTGAGGCGACGACTGGTAAGGACATCTTTCACCATATCTCGCGCATACATCAATTTGAAGGCGAGGTCGGTGAGATATTTCTCCCGCACGATGCGCGAGCAAAGAGTCTCCAAACGGGGAAGTCCATAGTTGAGCAGTTTCTTGCAGAGGACCTTCGACCTAGGATCATTCCGAACCACAAGATACGCGACGGGATATCCGCCACTCGTCGTTTGTTCCCGTATCTCTACCTCGATCCGGATTCGACGGGGGACTTGCTCGAGGCAATGAAAGCCTATCGTCGAGAGTGGGATGACAACAAGTTGATGTTTTCTGACACTCCCCTCCATGATTGGGCCAGTGACTACTGTGACTGCCTCCGGTATCTGGCAATGGCAGTTGCAATGCTCGGTTTCATGTCTAAGGCGAAGATCGAAGAAGCTTCACCAAGACAGTTGCAGACCATCAACCAATACAATCTTGCAGCCTTGTTCGAGGATCATGACCGTCGAATCGGTCAACAGCGAAGGATTCCGTGATGGACGTCAATCAAACAATGATGAAGAATCCCAATGATCCGGAAGAGATCACGCCTTGCCAGCGTTGGTCGGCCGAGGTCACGGCTGCCGAGAAGGAACTGAAGCCGTTCTACGAGCGAGCACGACGCGCAGTGTCCCACTTCTTGGACGAGCGCGATCCGATGACTGCTCAGAGCAAGTGGTTCAACATCTTCTATGCTAATACGCAGATTCTGGAATCGGCTTTGTATGCGGAATTGCCGAAGCCAACAGTCTCCCGTAGGTTCACTGACTTCAATGATGACGTCGCGCGCGTAGGCGCAGTGATCCTCGAGCGTTGCATCTCGTCGGACTTTGACGACCCCTCGGACACACTCGATCTGACTATCCGGCATGCAGTCCAGGATCGCTTGGTCGCGGGTCTGGCTCAAGCATGGCTTCGCCTCGAGACAGATACCGAGGAGATTTCCGTACCGCCGACTCCGGGGAATGACACAGATGGTCCGGATGACTTGGCCGAGTCGAAATCCACGGCAAAGAAGATCACCAGTCAGCGTGTGGCAGTCGACTACATCTTTTGGCAGGACTTCCTGTGGTCTCCCTGCAGGGTGTGGGAAGAGCGTCGCTGGGTTGGACGTCGTGCATATATGACGTATGAAGAGTTGGTCGAGCGATTCGGCCAGGACAAGGCGGACCTGTGTCCTCTGAACTTCACAACCACGAACCTCCAGCGTGACAGTCAAGTCCCGCCCTCCACACCAAAGGAAGATGTGGTAAAGAAGGCGGAGATATACGAGATCTGGGATCGTGAAGAACGCGAAGTGATCTGGTACTCCAAAGGGATGACCGAACTCCTGGACACGAAGCCCGACCCTCTGGGCTTGAGGGGCTTCGAACCATGCCCGAAGCCCATGTTGGCGAACATTTCCACGTCGAACACTGTGCCTCGTCCTGACTACTATATGCTTCAGGATCAGTACAGCGAGTTGGATGTTATCAATAACAGACTTTCCATGCTCATTCAGGCATGTAAGGTCGTGGGTACGTACGACCAGACACAACCCGCAGTAGGTCGGATGCTGGGTGAAGCCTTCGACAATCAACTCGTCCCTGTCGACAATTGGGCGATGTTCGCTGAGAAGGGTGGTCTGAAGGGAGTCATGGATTGGCTCCCCCTCGATTCGGTCGTACAAGCCATCCAACAGCTGAACATGGCCCGTGAGGTCATCAAGGGTCAAATCTATGAACTTACTGGAATCGCGGATATTGTTCGTGGTGCCACGAAGGCGTCTGAGACCCTCGGTGCTCAGCAGATCAAAGCCCAGTTCGCTTCTGTTCGTATCAAAAAGCTCCAAGGTGAAGTTGCGTGCTTTGCAAGTGACATCATGCGGATCAAGGGCGAGATCATGGCTCGGCACTTTGACCCAGAGATTCTCGCGAAGAAGAGCAACATCATGAACACACCGGATGCAGCAGTTGCACCGGCTGCCATCCAGTTGATCAAGGAAGATGAAGCCTTCGAATGGAGAATCAATGTCTCTGTGGATACAATATCTCAAGCGGATTACGCCCTCGAGAAGGCAGATCGCATCGAGTTTCTTACCGCGAGCTCAAAATACATGGAGCAAGCCGTTCAGATGCTGGATGCGCGACCCGAAGCAGCCCCGCTTATCCTGAGTATCTTCAAGTGGGCTGTGTCGTCCTTCCGTGGTGCCCAGGAAATCGAGGGGATGCTCGACAAGTCACTCGATGCGCTCATCCAGAATCCGCCGAAGCCGAAGCCCAACCCGGAAGCTCAGAAAGCACAGGCTGAGCAACAACAAGCACAGCAACAAGCGATGATGGAACAACAGAAGATGCAGATGGAGATGCAGACTGCTCAGCAGAAGGCTGCCATGGACCAGCAAGCTCAACAACAAGAGCTCGCCATGAAGCAACAGGAAGCCATGCTCGATCAACAAGCCCGTCGGCAAGAGATGATGTTCGAGCAACAGATGCAACAGATGCAACTGATGTTCGAACAAGCTATGAATGCAACCAAGTTGCAGTACGCACAGGAGAAAGCGGATGTCGACCTCCAAACGGCACAAGCCAAAGCTGTTGCCAGCGCAGCTTCGCGAGATACTCGGCAGTAATGAATCGAGTCAGAAGCTAGGCGACAAGTTCGATCGAGCTGCTTCAACCATCTGTAGGATACGAAATGGCTGGACATACAAGAAACTCAGACGCTCGGCCATATGCGCATCCACGGGTTGAACATCTTGCGCTCGATCCGAGGTTGAAGCAGGTGGCATTCACCATTCGTCTTGCGATCTTGCGAGGAGCATTCAAGCGTGGCTAGGAAGTCGTATGTTCAAATTGAGGGAGTGCTCTATGAGAAGGGCACCGAACCTCAACCAATGAATAATCACCATTATCCAGTGATCTTGCCCGACATGCCGGACTTCGTCTCCCCCATCGATGGGAAGTTGTACTCCGGACGCGCTGGAATGCGTGAACATAACAAACGCCACGATGTGGTTTCGAATCTCGATCTGAAAGGGTTGCCGACACTTACTAATATCTCTGATCTTCGTGATTCCAGTACAATCAAACGCGACCGCGAGGCGCGTCTTGAAATCATCCGCAACCAGGTCAACAAACACGTAAGGTGATTGCCATGCCCGAAGAGAATCAAGCTGAAGTTACCGATCGCCGCGCTGTGCTCGAGGCAGCATTCGATGCCGCGGCTGCTGCACCCGAACCCGAACAAAAGACCGCGCCGGTTACACGTGAGACACTGGCCGATTCGACGTCGACCACGAGCATTCGTGAGGAAGCCACGATCGCGCAGGGGAGCGAAAAGGAAGTGGCCGCTGATACGGCCAAGCCGACCGAAACGGACTCCTCTGCGACATCCCCTGCGACCGAAGCCACTGCGAAGCCAGATGACTCGAAAGACCTGGGCGCGACGAAGCCGTTGGCAACCGAGCGTGCTCCGCAATCCTGGAAAGCTGGCACGAAAGCGAAGTGGTCAGCGCTCGATCCCGAGGTCAAGCAGGAAGTCATGCGTCGGGAGGTTGAGACCACTCGAGTTCTGAACGAGACAGCAGCTGCTCGGCAGTTCGTGAATCAGTTCTCCCAGGCGATCCAGCCGTATCATGCTCGGATCAAGGCTGTGGGGCAGAATCCGCTGGCTGCCATCGGTGAACTGTTCCAAGCTGACTATATCCTATCGTCCGCTCCCACCGTACAACGTGCCGCGTACATGGCGAAGCTGATCAAGGACTACGGTATCGATATCACGGCTCTGGACGAGGCGCTGTCTGGTCAAGTTTCACCCCAGACGTCTCAGACGGCACAAGTCGAGGCATTGCTTCAACAGCGTCTGGCACCGTTGCAACAGTTTCTGGTTTCGCAACAGCAAGTTGAGGCTCAACGCCAGCAGGAAACGGCACAACAAGCACAAGCTACGATCGAGGCCATGGCCACCGACTCCGAGAAGTATCCCTTCTTTGAAGAGGTGCGCGAGACCATGGCAGATTTAATCGAATTCGAGAGTGCACGCAGGCGACCGTTGACGATTGAAGCGGCGTATAATCGTGCTGTTGCGATGGATTCGACACTCAACCAGCGCCAGCAAACGCTCTTAACAACCGAACGTGCCGCGAAGGCCGCAGCCGAGGCAAATGCCAAAGCTCAGCAAGCCCTAGCAGCGTCTGTGTCGGTAAAGGGAGCACCTGGTGGGGTCGTGTCAAAGTCCCCCAGCAATGATCGGCGAGCCACCATTGAAGCTGCATGGAACTCACTTGGAGGAAGATGATGCTAAGGCTTGTATCTCGCATCCTCCACTTGATTGTCTTACGCAAGCGTACGGGTCAGGACGTGCCGGTAGTGACACAAACATCTGTCCCTATCCCTCCAAGACCTTAGGAGCCAAACATGGCATTCGCAAACAGTGCGATCTCGGACATCATCGCGACGACAATCCAGTCGCGTAGTGGCGTGATCGCGGACAACGTCACCAAGAACAACGCCCTGCTCGCCAAGCTCTCACAGCGTGGCAACATGAAGACGTTCTCGGGCGGCAACACGATCCTGCAGGAGCTCAGCTTCCAGGCCAACGGCAATGCTGGCTGGTATTCGGGTTATGACTTGCTGCCGATCGCGGCACAGGACGTCCTGAGCGCGGCCGAGTACACGATCAAGCAAGCGGCCTGTCCGGTCACCATCTCCGGCCTGGACCAACTGCAGAACTCGGGCAAGGAACGCATCATCGACCTGATGGATGGTCGCATCGATGTGGCGGAATCCTCGATGGCCAACCTGATCGCTCAGGGTGTCTACTCGGACGGTTCGGCAGCTGCTGGCAAGCAGATCGATGGTCTCCTGAAGCAAGTCGTCGCAGCGCCTGGTACTGGTGTGGTCGGCGGCATCGACCGCAACACATGGCCGTTCTGGCGCAACCAAATCTTCGACGTCTCGGTCGAAGGCACGGCAGTGACCACGGCGTCCAACATCCAGGAGTACTTCAACAAGCTGTGGGCCAAGTGCGTTCGCGGCATGGATCGTCCCGACCTGATCATCGTGGACAACGTCTACTGGGGCTTTTACATGGCGTCCCTGCAGGCGATCCAGCGTTTCACGAGCTCGGACACCGCGAAGCTGGGCTTCGTGAGCGTCAAGTTCATGGACGCGGATGTGGTGCTCGACGGCGGTATCGGTGGCTTCATGCCAGCCAGCACGGCGTACTTCCTCAACACGAAGTACCTGATGTACCGGCCGCACCGTGACCGCAACATGGTCCCGCTCGCACCTGGTCAACGCTACTCTGTGAACCAGGATGCAGCAGTGCAAATTCTGGCCTTCGCGGGGAACCTGACCTCGAGTGGCCTGCAGTTCCAGGGCACGATGTTCGAGTGATGGTTTGGGGGAGTCCTGGGGAAACCTGATGGTTCGGAGCGGTTCGAGTCCGCCTGCTCCCCCACCTTACACAACTTAGGAGATCCAAATGCCTGCATCGCTTCCCGGCTCTTCACTGGCCAGCAATCTCGCAAACCCGGCCGACGGCATCTTCGTGATGTTCGACGCCCTGAGCGGCCCCAAGGGTTCACCCTTCGACAAGGACTACGACACCGGTATCTCTGGTGGGCCGCTTCCCAGCGGCAAGTGCTCCACCGGCGCCATGCAGACCGGTATTGGGTACAGCGCCCAGAATGTCATGGCGGCAGGGCAGATCGCCCCCAGCTTCACGGATGACTACATCCCAGGCAAGTCCGATCCCGCGTCAACCGACACGATGAACTCGACCTATGTGTATCTCGGTGGTGGTCGTTGTAATGCCACGATCGCAGGTGCCGGCGAAGCAGTGCCCAACCCGTATGTCACAGGCATCGCCCCGCTCTGTGGCGCGGGTCGCGGCGACGGGCTTGCGGCTGGTTCGTCTCGTGACGGCGGTATCGGTCCGGCTTACACCGGGTTCCCCGTGAAGACGGTGACAGCTACTGGGAACGTTG